TCGCCGCCGCAGTGGCCGTGGACGGCGTGTACACGAAATACCCCGGTGGCAACCGTGTGCCATCGGAATCGCTCATGACCGAACTCAAAGAAGCTGCCGCCCGCGTGGTGGCGATGTTGGAGGCACGCGATGCTAAGCCGTGAGACGTGTTTGGCCCTCAAGGCGGCGGGATGGCCGCAGACGACTTCGGCCTTCTACTGGTGGCGCGCTGACGACGGTGAGTGGCTCTGTACGTACAACGCCTGTCCCACCGTCGAGGAACTGCTGGCGGGATGCAATGCCATCACGCACATTGGGCTGAGGTCGTTCGATGATTCGCCGCACTGGGAGGCATACACGATACACCTGATTGGCACTGAAGAGCCGTATTGGTCGGCCAAAGACGACGACCCCGCCGAGGCCCTTGCCGGGCTGTGGCTGAAGCTCAAGAAGGCACCATGCGAACGCTGACGCTGGCTCTCGCGCTGGTGCTGCTGCCGTGGGGGGTGAGGTGAAGCATGGCTGAGATACCGAGATGTCCATTCTGCAAGAGCAGGCGGGTGAAGTTGCAAGATTTCCCGAAGGCGCTCACTCCGGGACATCGCGCCCGCGATTACGTATTTGACTATTGTGTCGTGGAATGCTCGGCGTGTGGTGCGACGGGCCCGCAGCGGAAGACCGACCACGGAGCCATTCGGGCGTGGAGCAGGGCGGTGTATCATGGCTGACCACAACCCGACCGAGTGGCCGGAAGAACTGAGAGAGGTGCCGAGATGACAAAGCGTGAACACATCGAGCGGGCGATAGAACTGACGAGGTTCGAGACCGCCGGTGATAGTATACACCCGCTGAAGCCGAGCGATTGGGAGTCACTACGGATTGCCGTGTTGGCGCTGGCTGAGGTGCGGGAGACATTGCGTGCCGATATTGACAATGAGCGACGTTGTGACTATACGGATTACACGCGCGTTGAGTTGATGCAACGCCTTCTCGCCAGCATCGAAGGAAACGACTGAAATGAGGTTGCTGTGATGGCACTCGACGAAGCGCAACTGCTGTGGGATGACCTGACGGCGGCACAACGGGCAATGGCTCTACCGCTCATGTCGCTGCTCAAAGAGCACACGCGCAACAACCCGATATCGAGCGCGGACCTGGCTGCCCACTTCCGCCTCGCGTCGTCGGGGCCTATCCGGGCCGTCGTTGTATATCTGCGGGTTGCGCCGGATATCGAGGGAATGCCCTGCTCGCTCAACAGCGGCGGTTACTGGTGGTCAAACGACCCGGTCGACATCCGCGACACGTACCGGCACGTCGAGGACCGGCGCCGGGCGCTGGGCGTACACTGCCGGGGAATCATGAACAAGTACAACAAGGTTGCACAGTTGAGGATGGCGTTGTAATGCAATACAGCAAGATACCCAAGATCGTCATTGACGGGACGTCGGAGAAGGCCGGTCGATCCGAGCGCTTCACCGTGTTCATCGGCGGCAAGCGCGTCATGCTGCAGGGCCGGTCGTTCCGGGTGTTCACGATGCTGGCGCTGGCCGCCCGACTGGGCCTCAACAACGGCGGTTGTGTCCACGGCATGGACCTGAGTGCCGACGGGGCGACCCAAGCCATCTACGTACTACGCAAGGACCTGGCTGCTGCCGCCAAGGGTGATTACTGGCTCGAACAGTGGGCTGCCGGCTGCCTGTCGTCGGATCGGCGCGGCTGGTGGAAGCTGGACGCCCGCCCGGACCGGATCGTCATTCCCCCTGAGTTGGCCGAGCGGTTCCAGGACGCGATGATCGGCGACATGATGGGAATGCTGGCGCAAGGAGGATGACGTCGTGATATCGTTCCTGAAGCGTATAGCATGGCGGGTGGGACACACCCTTGACAGGAAGCTGTTCCGACGGCGCTACTGGGCCGAACATGATGCTGCGTTGCTGGCCAGCAAGCACGAAGCCGACGACCTCGTGACTCTTGCGCGGGTCGACGCTGCCCTTTCGGCCTTACGCGCCGAGTTGGGGAAATCGGTTGTACGTAAGTTCGACCGCGAGCTGTTCGAGTGGCTTGATGAGGAGAAGCGCCGAAATGGCTGATCGTTGGTTGGCGCGATGGCGCATGAGGTGCGCGCTGTCGTACTGGTTGGGTGTCGGGCATCCACCCGCTGATCATATCGCACTGTGGGCCTTCCGCAACGACGTGTTGGGCTGGTACAGCGACCACTCGCCAGAATGGAGAGTGGTTTGTGAGCCGGCGTTCGCTTTCGCCGTGGTCGGAAAGGCGCGCCCCGTGGCCGTTCCGTATTTATACCCCGATGACGACGAGGACGACGAAAACTGACAGCGCGCCACGAAAAGCCCCCCGTAGCGTACAACTTTCTTCGCGATAGGCCCGCAAAAGCCCCCCGTAGCGTGCACCCACGCCACAAAAAGTAAGGTTCCCGCGCCAACTTGTCATAACGCTTGCTTGACAAATGCTATAACTAACGGGCGTGGACGATATATGTAACGCTGTTCAGCAGCCCCCGCTCACTGGCCGCCGTCGCAAGCGCGAACGGTTGACCGTCTCGCAAACGGGCTTTGCCGTGTTCCTCGACTGGCTGGCTGGAGAGAAGGTCGGCGTCTCTGCCAAGCGACACGGCATCCATCCCAACACAGTCAGATACCACCGCAAGGTGTTCGCCAATTTGCTTGGCGATCAGTTCGATATCCGGCAGTTCCAACGCAAGATGTTCGGCCTCGTGCCGTTGATTCTGGAAACACTCGGGAAAGCCTTGAAGTCGGGCGACCGCGACCTCGCGTTGGCCCTCACTCGGATGCTCAACCTGTGCCCGGAGGAAAAGGGAAGTGCTTCACAGCCTGGTGCTGGCGCTGGCCTTGTGGTCAACAATGCCATCTATGCAGGAGCCACCACTCAGGACGATGTTGTCCAGCAGGATCGAAACCTCGCCGCAATACTCGCTACCAGTCGCAAGGGCGACCGCTTCGGCGAGGGTTGAGCGAGACCACCCCCGGCTGGCATTCGTTCTGGCGCATCACCGCGCAACCACGGGTGGTGTGCTATGCCTGGATAACCGCGCGTGGCAGATCGACATCCTCCGGGACACCGCCGACCAGATAGCTATCGCCAAGGCCTCGAAGGTCGGCGTCACTGAGCTGATGGTCGCTGGCGTGTTCTACGAGGCCAGTCGCGGCAACACCGGGATGTACGTCCTCCCGACCCACTCCGTTCGCTCCCGTTTCGTCACCACGCGTATCGACCCGATGCTGCTCACTGTCCCGCACTACGCGGCCAACGTGAGCCGCACCCGCAAGGACGTGGACGCTAAAGGCGAGAAGACTCTGTTCGGCAAGACATGGGCGTTCGTCGGGTCGAACAACCCCAAGGACTTCTACGAGTTCACCGCTGACATGATGGTCATCGACGAGCTCGACCAATGCCAGGCCACCAGCCTCGTGTATGCCGCCGACCGGACAGGATCCGCCAGAGCTGACCGCTGGTGGAAACTCGGCAACCCGACCGTCGAAAACAGCGGCATCGACGCCATCTACCGGGCCTCCGACGCCAAGGTCTGGATGGTCCGGTGCACACACTGCAACCACGAGCAGCCGCTGACGTGGTTCAAAAACTTCGTATTCCAGGACGACTCCGGCCACTGGCAGTTGCGGTCGGATGCGCAAGGTCTCACTTCCCTCCAGAAGTCGGGCGGTGGGGGCGTCACCCAAGACGCCTCTGCCGTCTGTATCAAGTGCGGCGGCCTGGTTGATCGCCTATCCCAGGGTGCATGGGTGCCGCAGTTCGCGGGGCGCCCGGTTTCTGGCTATCAAGTCTCCCGGCTCTTCGGCGCTCCAGGTAACGACAACGCAACCAGGCCGCGCCCTATTATCCGCGAAGAGTTCGCGCACTGGCTGGCCGCACAGAGCAACGCCACCAAGCTCCAGGCGTTCTACAACAACCGGCTGGGGCTGCCCTTTGCGGCTGAGGGATCGAAGATCACCGAGGCCGTGCTGGCCCGGTGTGAGTCCGATTACACCATGCCCGAAACGGCTGAGGCGACCGTGGCCGGCGTCGACGTCGGGTCGGTGTTCCATGTCCACGTCGAGCAGGTCCAGAACGGCATCCGGCGCAAGTTGTTCGTCGGCACGGTCCGCGACTGGAACGATTTGCAACTGCTGTGTCACCGTTACGGCGTCATGGTTGGCGTCATCGATGCTATGCCTGAGCAGCACGCGGCCAAGGAGTGGTGTGAGCATCATCCCGGCTGGTATCGGTGCAACTACTCGGTATCCGAGAAGGGCAAGATGGACATCCGAGTTGACCACCTGGATGCGACGATTGCCTGCAACCGGACGGCCTCGCTGGACGAATCCTATGAGCACTGGCTGCGGGGACAGGTGGAGATACCCCGCGATTGGCGCACCCTCGACGGTGGGGACTTCGTGTCCCAAATGTGCGCGGCAACCCGTGTGTACGACGAGGACAAGCAACGGTACGAGTGGCGGGAGAACAACCAGCCCGACCACCACCAGCACGCGGACAACTACTGCCGACTGGCGGCAACCGAAGTGTCAGGCCGACCGGGGGTGTGGGTGTGAAGGTTGCCGTAACGCGTGATGAACTGCTCACCAACCCCGCCATCCGGGAGTTTGAATCCCGGACGGGCGCGACGCTGTGCGGTGACGGATTCGTCACCGATAGGGGGATGTTGGTAACTGAGTGGGATATGAGCACGGCATGGACGCCGTTTCACGCTGCTGCCAACGAGATGGATCGGCGCGGTTGTATGGAAAACCGCATGGACAAAGTTCTGGCGTTCGGGACGGCGGGGATGCTGGCATGATTGCGGACTACCTGCTGACGATGGTTGTCGCGTCCGTGATTGTGGCGCTGGTATGGAAAACGCTCGACATAGTGAAAAGGATACTGGAATGAAACGGATCGCACTTCTCCTGCTTATGGCGCTGCTTCCGATATCGGCCCACGCCGACAACCAGCCGACCGGGTTCGATATCGTGGTGGTCGATACATATTCTGCCACCGACACGGTGGCTACGGCCAAGCGCATCGACACGGGGTATTCGGCTGTTGCCATACTCCCGGACTTCACTTCCCTGCAGTTCTATGTGGCGCTTGATGCTGACACGGCCTGGACTGGCGACACCACGTTCATCGTGCTCCAGACGTCCTTCGACGAAACCTACTGGAACACCTACACGGTTGAGAGCTTCACGGCGTCGGATACGAGTATGCCGGCGGTGGTGCTGAAAGCGGACTCGAACGTTGTCGGGCCATACATCCGATTCCGTGCGATCCATTGGGACTCGGTTGAAGCGAACGTCCCGGCGCTGGTCGGGAACGCATACGCCGACACGCTTCGCGTCGAACTGCGGGTGCTGGGGCGATGACGACGTTAATTGGAGATAACCCCTCGACGGCCAGAGGTGCGCTGTGATTGGCTAAGCGCAAATGGCAGAACCCCGACTGGTGGCGGTGGAATCTCGCGGCCACAAGGTTGCATCTCAGCAACATGTTCGCCGCAATCAAGAGCAACCCCGTCGGAAGCGTGAACGTCGAGAAATGGTACGACAACAAGCCCGTACCGCGCCGCTCCGACCCTGAAGTCGACCTGCTCACCATCGACAAGGTCGTATGGGTATTCGTGGCCATCGGTGCCATCGGCAAGGCCTTGGCCTCTGCTCCTATGGTTGCCATGCAACTGAAGGTCGTGGATGGAGAGCAGAAGGGGGTACGGGCCGAGTCCGGGCCGCTGGTCGACCTGCTGGCGCGCCCCAACCCCATCGAGTCAATGCCCATCCTCAGTTGGCGGCTGGTGTTGTCGATGCTGACCGGCAACGGCTACCTGGTCGAGGACGACTCCGACTCATATCTCTGGCACGTCAACCCCAAGCTGGTCACGCCGATAGCCTCGACCAAAGGCATCACCGGCTATCAGATCGAATGGGCTGGCGAGCGCAAGGTGCTCAAGCCAGAGCAAATCCTGCACTTCAAATGGCCGTGCGCGGCGAGTGAGTGGGAAGGGGCGTCCCTCATTGAGCCGGTCAAGGGCGACATCCTGCTCAACCTGTACTACAAGCGATACATGGCCGGGTTCTTCCGGGATGGCGCCGTCCCGTCGGGTGTCCTGAGTTCTGCCGCGCTCCTGAAGGACGAGGACGTCGACCGCATCCGTGACCGCTGGATGCGTCAGCATAGCGGTGTCGACAAGAGCCACCGACTGGCGGTGCTCGACAAGTCGACCAACTACCAGCAGATATCGCCGCCAATCAAGGAGATCATCGCTGAACTACTGTATACGATGCCTCGGGATGCTATCCTGGCCGCGCTGGGCGTTACCCCGGTCATGGCCGGCATCATGGACGAGGCCAGCTACAACACTGCCAGCGAGCAGAAGCAAATCTTCTGGGAGAACACCGTTCTTCCGTTCCAGCAGATCATCGCATCGACGTTCAACCATCAGTACGTCGGGCGTCATTTCGGCGACAGGGTACGCGTCGAGTTCGACAACTCGAACGTCAAACCGCTTCAGGAAGACGAAAACCGCCGGGCCGAGCGTGAGGCCATTTATGTCAACACGGGCATTCGCCCGATCAATGAGGTCCGGGCCGAGCACGGATGGGAACCCATCGAGGGCGGGGACGAACCCCTGCCGTTTATGCGCGCCCGGATACAGGCGCTGGCTGCGGCGTCACTCAACAATCAGACGGATCGGGATAACGCGGCATCGGAGAATGGGGCAACCGACGCTGCGAAATCGTTGGTGATGCCTACTTGGCCGTCGACATCACCGGCATTGGTGGGGGTCGTCAAGAAGACGGACGACCCCCGTCGCAAGAGATGGGAGTTTCACTACAAGCGCGTCACTCGTGGACAACGTGAGTTCGAGGCCATCATGCGCCGCTATCTCGATGCGCAGCTCGACCGGGTGATATCGCGGCTGAACGGCGTGGCCATCGGGCGCGAAGTGAACCTGGCGTTGCTGTATTCCGCTATGGTGGCCAAGGCAGAGGACGATGACGCGATCTTCCGCATTGGCGAAGAGAACGCGCTGCTGCACGAGTCGGTCGACGACTACATGAAGGACACCATCAAGCGTGCCGGGACCGACGCCATCGACAACGTCCCTGGCGTGGGGCTGGTGTTCGATATCCGCAACCCCCAGGTGGATATCATGATTGCTGAGTTCCGGAACCGGATCGAAACAATCAACGACACGACATACGACGCGATCAAGGGTGTTCTGTGGGAAGTGTACGATGAGGGGATGAGCCTCAGAGAAGCCGAGCGGATGTTGGTCGACCAGGTCGGCGGGATGTCGCGGACCCGCGCCCGGCGGATCGCCGCTACCGAAATGAACGGCATGGTCAATGGGGGCGAGATGGCCGGATACATCCAGGCCGGGATTGACCAGAAGGAATGGCAGTCGGCGTTCTTGCCGACGTCGAGGGAGACACATAAGGCTGCCAACGGCCAGATAATCCCGATGACGGGCAAGTTCCTGGTCGATGGTGAGTTCCTTGAGTATCCGGGTGATCCCGGCGGCAGCGCCGGCAACGTAGTCAACTGTTACTGTGTGATAGCCCCGGTGGTGTGATGACATACACGATGAACATAGATGCATGGTACTGGTGGCTGGAGTCGTCGCTCACAACGACGTCATCGCTGCCGGTACGATACGAATACAAGTTAACCCCTGACGGCCAGGACGGTATGAGCAAATAGAACGCTCGCAAGAGGACATGCTCCGCAAGACCGGGGCGGAGTTCAAGGCGTCGGGGGCCGCCGTCGCTGACGGCGCAATCCTGACAATATCCGGTTACGCCTCGACCCGCGATGTCGATTCAACGAACGATATCGTCGAGCCGACGGCGTTTGCCAATTCCCTGCCGAAGTATCTCGACCATCCCATCCTTCTATTCGGTCACGACTGGTACTCCATGCCCATCGGCAAGGTGACCCGCGCCAAGATCGACAAGAAGGGCCTGTGGATCGATGCGGCCATCGCCGACACGACTCAGGGCCGGGATATCAAGACTCTCGTGGACTTCGGCATCCTCAAGTCATTCTCAATCGGGTTCTGGCCCACCGATATCAAGAGTCCCGAGAAGGACGGTGACCCTCGGGTCATCGAAGGGCTGGACCTGGCTGAAATCTCAGTAGTCAACGTCCCGGCGAACCGCCAGGCGCTTTTCGAGGCTGCCAAGGGCTGCGAGCCGGCGACTCTCGCACTCAAGTCACTATTCAACGATAACCCGCCTCACGACGGCCGAGGCACGCAAGAAGGGAGCCACAAGATGGCAGACAGACAGGATATCCTCCCTGAGGACTTCAAGTCGGCGTTGCGTCAGGCCGAGACGATGACCAAGAACTTTGGCGACAAGGTTGAAGAGGTCGCGGGGCGGCTGGACCAGGTTCAGACGGCCACTGAGCAGAACGCTCGCATCATCAAGATGATCCAGGACCAGGGCGAAGCCTTAAGGAAGGGGTACATCACCGAGGCCGAGTTCAAGGGCTTCACTGACAAGCTCGGTGGTCAGGTGCTGTCGCTGCAGCATACCATCGACTCGATCAAGGGCGCGCAGCGCGCCGTGAGTGAGCGTATGCCCGTCACGAGCTGGAAGGGCTATGCTCGGGACATCCTCGAATATAAGGACGGCAGGCTCGTCAACGCTGGCGGGATCGACATCGCCTGGGACGACCAGGGCCGACCGCTTCCGGACGTCCTGCAGCGTGCGCGTTTCCTGCTGCAGGAGCCGGTTGACTACAACCAGCCCGGTGGTGGACTGGTCAAGATCATCCGTGACCTGAACGACATCGTGTACCTGTCGCATGTGTACCTGTCGCAGAAGGCTCGCGGTCGCTACGACATCATGAACCTCAAGGCCTTCAAGCTCTTCCGCACGCTCGTTGAGCGTGTCGACCCTGAGTTTGCCAAGGCCCTGTACTCGACCGGCACTGGCGTCGGCGACGAGTGGGTTCCGACCGAAATGTCGGCTACCCTCTATGAGCAGATGGCGCTCGAAGCCAAGGTCGAGGGGTACATCCCCCACTGGCAGATGCCGTCGAACCCGGCGACCTGGCCGATCAAGACCACGACCTCCACGGCGTACATCTACCCTGAGGCTGCGGTCAACAACCCGACACAGCTGACCAAGTCGCAGTTCGCTACGACCAACGTGACCTTCACGACCCGCAATGCTGGGGTTGCCATCCCGGTATCGCCGGAGTTCATGGAGGACTCGATCATCGACGTCATCCCGGCCATTCGGAACGACATGGCGCTGGCGCTGGCCAAGGGCAAGGAGTCGGCGATCATCAACGGAGATGATGCGGCAAGCCACCGCGACACCCAGGCTGGATGGGTATCCGGCAACATGGAATACGGCGAGGACGGTCTGCGTCGCATGGCCATCGATTCTCAGGCTGGTACTGGTGCTAAGAACACCTTCAGCGTGCAGGCCACTTCCGGTATCGGCGACAAGGCGGCCACATTTGGCGAGGGTGACGTGCGCGGTCTCCGCGACGCCCTGCCGTCGCCTCATGGTGTCAACGCTGACAACCTGGTATATGTGACGACTCCGCGAGTCTGGTTCAAGATGCTGTCATTCGCTCCTGTGGCTCAGGCCGGCACCTACAACATGGGCAAGTCGACCTGGTCAGACGGCTCTCTGAACATGTTCGACGGGTCGCCCGTGGTGCTGACCGGCCAGATGGTAGATACCTACCATACGGACGGTCTGTGGTCTACCACCGGCGCGACCTCGTCCATCCTGTGCTTCGACAAGACCGCCTTCAAGGTGGGTGAGAAGCGCGGCGTAACCGTGGAGTACGACAACGACATCCTGACGCAACAGCGCGCCTTCGTGGCGACGACCCGGTACTGCTTCCGGTCGATGCGTCCCGCTACGGATCACGCTGTTTCGATGGGCTACAACATCCCCGCCTAATGCGGTGGCTGATGGCGGTGGGGGCAACCCCGCCGCCATTGCAAAGGAGATAGAACATGACAATGAGTAAGGCGGTCAGCGTGCTCGACCTCAACTTCGCGGTTGTGGCGGGTGCTCTCGCCTCGACCAACATAGCGGTCACTGGGATAACCACCGACGACACCATCATCGCGTGTCAGGAGTCGGCGCAAACGAGTTCCGCCCCGACTAACCGGACATCTACGACGTCAATCACGTCGAACGGGTATATCCAGTGCACTGATGCAACGGACAATGACAAGCTGCTCGTTCTCTGGCACGACGCATCAGCGCAGAGCCAGTCGGCGAGCTGCCTGAAGTTCGCGCTCGTGGCGGGCGACACCGCGACGACCGATATCGCCGTGACTGGGATAGTGACGGCCGATACGCTACTCGGGTGCATCGAGTTCGACGGGACCAGCGGTGCGCCGACGGATCGCACGTCCGAGGCTTCGATCACGTCCGACGGCAACGTCCAGTTGACCACAACCGATACGTCAGGCGATTTCCTGCTCGTGTGCTATCATGATGCGTCGGGTCAGGCTATCGCGTCACCGTGCCTCAAGTGGGGCCAGTGCAACGGTTCTGCTACTACCAGCACGTTGAGCGGCATTGCAACCGAGGACAAGCTGTTGCTCGTGCTGGAGCTGTCGCAAACCGACTATCTGCCGACGGACAGGACATCCACGACCACGATCTCAGCCGCCAACACGCTCACAAACGGCGCCACCACGGAGAACGACAAGCTGCTCGTCCTCTACCATGATGCCTCAGCTTAGGAGCCATGACGATGGATGAACCGAAAGTCAAACTACGCTTCAAGCCGAACGGGCCAGGCGGAATGGTTACTTACAACGACTTCTACAACGCCAAGAACCCAGACCCAGTGCGCGAGGAAGCCCGGAGCTATGCCGAGGGGCTTGTCAAAGCGTTCCCCGGCAACTTCGAGATCGACGTGGACCCGCCCAAGCCTGAGCGCAAGGTGGCTGTCCCCGAGGCCGAAGAAAAGGCCGAAGTGGGTCCGGCTGAGAACAAGGCCGCCCTACCGCCGGCCAAGAACAAAGGGCGATAACGGTGGCTATCACCCTGTCGGCAACTGCCCTGGCCACGCGTGAGGAATACTACGCGTGGCTGGGGCAAACGCCGGACGAGATCACGCCCGAAGGGCAGCTTGAGATGATGCTCAATGCTGCAAGCCTGGCTGTAGAAAACTACTGCAACCGGAAGTTTGTGACACCACAAACTGCGGGCGTCGATACGGCCATCACTGAGGTGTTCTCCGGCGTCGGGTCAATCGGGTATTACACGAAACAGCGGCCCATCAAGGTCGTCAGTGCCATCCACTACTGGAGCGCGGACGCATGGGTTGCTATCCCGGCAAGCTGGGGGTACACCTACTACACCGACCAATCCGGGTACATCTACTACACAGAAGGCGACACGTTCTACCGGGGGACCAACAACTGGCGCGTCTCCTACACTTATGGGTACGCACAGGCTGATGTTCCCGCTGATGTCAAGGGTGTCACCATCCAACTCGTGCGGCGAGAAATCCTGAAGGCCGACAAACTCGAAGGGCTGGAATCACAGTCGTTCGGTGAAGCCAGCACTCGCTACAACCTCGGCAGCTACCGGCTGACTCCGGATATGCGCGAGATTCTCGACCAATACAGGACGGTGGCGCTGTGATCAAGCTCAATGGCGAGATTGTGGGCGATGCCAACCGCTACGGGTCGCTGAAAATACGCGAATGGCTGGTACGTCGGCCCGAGGTCGTGAAGAAAGGGTTGAACGCCGCCGGCGCTGTGCTGCTGAGGGAAGGCAAACAGATGATAAGCGGGCTGGGGTTCACACGTGACCCCGGTAGAACATCCCCATACCCCGGCATACTGACCGGCCAGATGCGCCGCACGTTCACGTCGCGCCAAGTCAACAGAGGCGGCGCCCCCGAGCAGCACGTCGGGCCAGCGGTAGAATACGCCGTTTTCCATGAGGTCGGCACGAAGAACATGCCCGCGCGTCCGTTTATGAAGCCCCTTGCTGAGATCAAGGGGGACGAAGCCATCGACGCGATGATCCACGAAATCCTGAAGCCGCTGGACTGACATGAGCAGCATCCGCAACACCATCATCGCCAACCTGGAAGACGCCATCGACGACGTCCGATTGAGCACGTCGTATCCGATCACCGTGTCGAAGGTCGTGTCGTTCGAGCAGAACATCCTGACGACCGAGCGCAAGGACACGCCGCTGATCATGCTGGCCCCGAGGGACGAAACGGTGCAAGTCGTTGACGATACGCACGTCCGCAAGGTTCTCAACATCGACATCTACGGCGTCGTCAACTCACAGCGGGCGGACAAGTTGCATGAGGACTTGGGGCACATATCGGCGTTCATCCAGCAGTTTGCGGATAGCGTGACAGAGGCGTCGCTGGGGACTGCCGTGCTGTCGTTCCGACTGACCGAGAACGCGACCGCGATGCATGAAGCACAGACAATGATGATCGGGGCGGTCCGGTTTACGGCAGAGATCGTGTACTATGCGACGCTTGGGAGCTATTGATGGCTGAGGTCTACGGCACTGCCTACATCGAGACGGCCAACGACAAGCTCAAGGCGCTGGTCGATGACTTGATTACCGATACCACCGGCGACTCGCCCAAGATCAGCTATGCCTATCAGCGCCACAACGTCGCATATCTGCGGCTCAATGCGGTGACCATCGACCTGGACGGGATAGACGTTGCCTCATCGGGTGCACCGCCGCCTCTCGTGAAGTACATGATGCGGTTCACTGTCCGGGTGCACGTGGCGTATGCCAACCAGGCCATCAACGGGCAAACCGTAGCGAAGCTGGTCAATTCAGTCATCAACAAGCTCAACGACAATCTGAACCTGGGCGATGGCTACCGGATATGGCAGATCGACAGCCTGGCCAATCGCCAGGAGTTCGACGAATCCGCCTCGCGTGGCGGGGAAATAGCGGTGACGATATGGCACGTGGAAAGTCATACACAGGAGTGAATCGCGTGAAACTGAAAATTGCGCCGGTAACGGCAACAGTGCGGGCGCATCGGCTGGCCGAACTGCTTGGCGTCGACATTCCGACGGCGAAACAGATCAAGCAGGCCGGGCTGTCGGGCGCTATCGGAGAATACAACGACGACGTCGCGGCTGCGTTGACGGCCCACCGCCTCGCCGAACCAGCGGAAGAAAAGGAGGCCTCAGATGGCGACCCCGGTTCACTCTAGGAAAGACAAGCGATACGGCATTGCCGAGCAATCAACGTGGGGGACGGCGGTGCTGCCGAGCGTCAATCTGCCGGTCATCATCTCCAACTTCGGCGTTGAACTGTGTTGCGACGATACAACCATCGAGCGCGACGTCAAGGTGCGCGAGTTCGACCAGGCGCACGGCTATCGCTTCGGGACCGCCGCCGAACTGTCGACCGATACGAAGGGGTCAATGCCCTCGATCACGTTCGCCGGAGACGTGCGCAGTGAGGAGATTTCCCGCTTTCTCTATGCGTGGTTCCAGAACGTGACAGAGGAAGAGTCCACTCCGTTCAAGAAAACCTTCACCCCGTTCAGTTCGCAGCCGGACTTTACGAATGCCGGCGGCTTTTACATGACGGTGTTCGAGCGGTTCCTGACCGCCAGTCAGTCCACCGCGATCAAGGACTGCGTCGCCCCGTCCCTCAAGTTCTCATGGGGACCGGGCCAGAACCTGCGCTATGAGTGCAAGCTGGTTGGACGCGGGGCGCCCACACTCGACAGCAACCCGTCAGGGACGTGGACGGTCGCCGATGACGACCTGTATGCACACGAGTCGATCTACGCAGCGACCTACAACACGGGCGGCGGCGCAACCAACATGGTGTTGACCGGGCCGTGTGAGATCTCCCTCAACTATGCCGGGTTCACTGGCGTCGGTCATGGCTCGGACACGTTCACGACATGGGCACTGGTCAAGCCGGAACTGACGTTCTCCCTGACCGTCCTCGATGACGAGGCCGCCCGCACTGCGTTCCAAACGGCGCATGTGGCCGGGACGCAGACGGACTTCGTCGTGCAGTGGTCGACGACCGGCACGGTCGGGGCGACCGCCCACGACTTCGGATTCTCGTGGTCGGGCAAGTTGACTGAGTGTGTTGCGGAGAACGCC